GTTTCTCCAAGTTCTTACGCCGCGCCCATTACCAATGTTGCAACCGGTATTGGTGATATTTCTGGCGATGTGGCGACTTTGCGGATTAACGGGGTGCAGGCAGTTACCGTAAGCGGCGACCAAGGTACAGGAAATTACGGAAATTTCCCAGCTTATTTTTACGCACGGGAAGGATCAAGTCTGCACTTCAACGGCCACGACTACGGCTCAATCGCCCGAGGCGCAGCATCCACCGCAGCGCAGATTGCAGCGGGTGAAGAATGGATTAACTCAAAAACGAAAGCCTACTAATGAACAACGTACAACGCTGCATGATCGTGCCAGACGCTTGGATTCAGCTTGCCCGTGCTATGACCGACAGCATGGGCACGGCTGCTGCTGGCATGTTCCGAGTGCCTCTTTCCAAAGATGGAAAGTTTCCAGCAACTCATTGGATCACGGCGGGAATCATCGATGAAAGTTTTGCAAGCGTCCTGCCCCTGACGCGCTACGAAACCGTAGAAGGCGAGACTGATTTGAAGCCGGTCACTGTTACGCCCCCGCCTGAGCATCTCGCTCAGTTGTGCATGAAACTTGAAGTTAAGCCGCCACCAAAAGAAATCTTGTCGGCCATGCTTGCTGCTGTGCATGTGACTGAGAATAGCGACCCATTCATCGACATGGCTTTGCTTGGCTTGAAAATGGCGCAAGAAGAAATGGTATGAGCAGTTTCACCAGCCCTGCTGACCTTCGCCTATTGGACTCCTACCGCTGGATGCTGCTGACGGACTTTGTTTATCATGTTGGCGATTACCCAAGTGAGCAAATCATTCTTGTGCCAGCCGGTACGGTGACAGACTTGGCAAGTGTTCCGCGCATCTTGTGGGCCATTTTTCCCCCGCACGGGAAATATGCAAAAGCCGCCATCGTTCATGATTACTTGTACGACAAAGGCATTGGGACAAAAGCAGAGGCTGACCGCATTTTCTTCGAGTGCATGGGCGTTCTTGGTGTCCCAAAGTGGCGTAAAAAATTGATGTATTGGGCCGTGTGCCTATTCGGAAAAGGCAACTACAAATGAAGAAAATGAATCCAATTGATGAGGCAAAGCGGTGGAAAAACGAGCTTAAACAGGCCAAGCGTGAAGATGAAGCATGGTGCAAGCGCGGCAAAAAGATCGTCAAGCGTTACCGAGATGACCGCACTCAGTCGTTTACAAGCAAAAGATACAATGTTTTGTGGAGCAATATTCAGACCATTCTTCCGGCGCTGTACGGACGTACACCCCGCGCCCAAGTTGAGCGCCGATGGAAAGACAAAGACCCGGTGGCTCGGACAGCAGCGGTGATTCTGGAACGTGCGCTGCAATATGAAATTGACAACAATTACGACTTTGACCACAGCATCAAGCTGGCGGTAATGGATCGCCTATTGCCTGGACGCGGTGTTAATTGGGTGCGCTTTGAGACAAAGAGCGTTGAAACCATTAACGAAGGCATGGAGAAGGAAGAAACTACCGAGGAATCCTCGGACGTTGACGGTTACGAGCAAAGCCTTGAGATGTACGGCCAACAGCCCGAAAAGAACATCGAAACTACGCCAGTGGATTACGTCTATTGGGAAGATTTCCGCTGCACCCCTGCCCGAACATGGGAGGAAGTGACATGGTGCGCCCGCCGGGTCTACATGAGCAAAGAGGAAGTGGTAAAGCGATTCGGTGAGGAGTTCAAAAACATCAACTTGACCCATGTGCCCCAAGGTCTTGATGAAATGCTGAAATCAGGTTTCGACAAGGGCGATGCCGAAGCCATGAAAAAGGCTGAAATTTGGGAGATTTGGGACAAGTCTAGCGAATGTGTGTATTGGGTTGCAGAGGGCGAAGACAAGCTACTTGACCACAAGTATGACCCGTATGGGTTGGACAACTTTTGGCCGCTGCCTAAACCTCTGTACGCTACTCAAACAACGGACACTCTTGTTCCTGTGCCTGACTATGTTCTGTACCAAGACCAAGCGGATGAAATCGACAAGCTGACTAACCGCATTGCTTTGCTGATTGAAGCCCTTAAAGTCGTGGGTGTTTATGACGCAAGCCAAACGGGTATTCAGCGGATGCTGACTGAGGGGTTTGATAACCAACTGATTCCCGTGGATTCGTGGGCGGCATTCTCTGAAAAGGGCGGCGTGAAGGGAACGATTGATTTCCTGCCACTTGACCAGACCGTGATGGCCCTGCAACAGTGCTATGCGGCCCGTGAACAGGCTAAACAGGTTGTCTACGATGTGACGGGCCTGAGCGACATTATTCGTGGCTCTAGCGTGGCCTCAGAGACTGCTACCGCCCAGCAGATCAAAGGCCAATACGCCTCTATGCGCCTGAAACGGATGCAAATGGACGTGGCGATGTTTGCCTCTGAGTTGCTCCGCATCAAAGCACAATTGATGTGTGACCTTTACAGCCCTGAGAACTTGATTGAAATGTCGGGGATTATGGGGACGGATGACGGTGTTTATGCCGAACAAGCCATCCAGCTAATGAAGTCTGAACCGGCACGTAATTACCGCATCGAGATAGCGTCTGATTCGCTGGTTGAGATGGACGAACAAGCTGAAAAGCAGTCTAGGACCGAGTTTCTCACAGCCTTTGGTCAAGCCATGCAAAACAGCCTCCCGATCATGCAGCAAAGTCCTGAAATGGCCCCGCTGATCGGTGAAGCACTGATGTTTGTTGTTCGCACGTTTAAAGGTGGGCGCTCGTTAGAAGCGGCATTAGAAACGACACTTGAAAAACTTAACGCGCCTAAGCCCCCGCCAGGGCCATCACCTGAGCAAATGCAAGCTCAGGCACAGCAGCAACTGGAACAAGCCAAGATGCAAGCAACGATGCAAGCAGAGCAAGCAAAGATGCAAGCCTCGCAGCAAATGGAGCAAATGAAAGCCCAAACGACTGCACAGGTTGAGCAATTCAAGGCGCAACAAAACATACAACTTGAACAAATGCGTCATGAATCAGAGCAGATTAAAATGCAAACTCAAATGCAAGTTGAGCAATTTAAGGCTGAACAAACAATGATGCTTGAACAAATGAAACAGCAAGCGGAAACAGAACGCCAAGCGTACAAAGTTGAAATTGACGCGCAAACTAAGCTGCAAATTGCCCAAATTCAAACGCAAGCTAAAATTGCCAATGATGTTTTGGAAATGAACGCTTAAAATAAGCAAACACAGGGAATATTATGGAGCCCACTTCAACAGTTTCAATATCGTATGGCCTAAGCAAACTATGGTACTTTATTGGTGGTTTGTTTGGTGCTGGTGCTGTAGGCGCATTTTGGCAACCAAAAGCATTGCGAGGCTATGGAAGATACACAAAAGGGCTGATTATTGGCGGCATTGGTGCTGTGGCCCCTGTAATGGTTGGTGGCGTCATTGCCCGTGAAATGGGGCTAGACGCCTATTCTGCCGATATCGGCATGGCAATTGGCACAATGGTGGGCATCATTATTATTGGCGTCATTGGATTTGCAGCTCAGTTTTTCCAAAATCGAGAAGGTAAGGATATTCTTGAAGTGACCCAAGAAATTCGGTCTGTTGCTACACAAAAAACTTCACCAAAAGCCGCGCCAAGGCGCATTGTCAAAACTCCAGTAAAAAGAACAAAAAAGGCCATCACATGATTAATCTACTTTTTTATGTCAACTCGTTTCTTTCGGTAATGGCAGTGATGTTTGTTTTAATTGGGACAGCATCACCGCATATAAAAAAAGAAGATGCGTTAATAAAATTTGGCGCAATAATTGCGTGTTTTGGCTTGGTTAGTCAAGTGTTGAGAAACATTCAGTTTATGGTAACTGGTTATTCTCCACACGATGCAGAACTTCCATTTTGGATGTTAAAAGATTTAGGTTTGTGCATGATGATTTTTGGATATGCAATTAGGGCCAAAGTCAACAAAGAAACAAGGTAAAAAATGACAAATTCAGACGGTGGCAAAGGCTCTGATCGTAGGCCAACAGATGAAAAAGCATTTGCAAGCAATTACGATGCTATTTTTGGCGACAAGAAACCTACACGGGGTAGCTTTGTTTATGACAAAGAAAAAGGCGAGCTAGTGCCTAAAGAGGAGTATTACTCAGTGAGTGTGAGTAATGCCCCAATGATTCAAGCCGATATTGCTGGGTACAAATCAATGGTGACGGGCGAATGGATTGGGTCACGGTCAACGCACCGACAGCACCTGAAAGAACACCGCCTGGTTGAGATTGGCACAGAAACGAAGGCCCACTTAACCAAGCAAGCCCCCAAGGTTGATAGAGAAGGCATCAAGCGTGACATTCATCACGCTATGCAGCGACTTGGCTACTAATTTTTAACCACTGAAAGAGAAAACCTCTTATGTCAGACTCCATCCGCGAAGCCCTTGAATCTGCTTTTGAAGCCGATGAACCCAAAACCGAGGCGGTAGCACCAGAAGCCACGACAGAGGCGGCAGAAGCCCCATCCGAGCCGCCTGAGCGTGTGCGTGACGAAAAGGGCAAGTTTGCAGCTCGTGAAGAACCCCCCGAAGTACCCGGCGAGTTGATGCCAAAGCCTGAGCGCCGCGCACCTAGTAGCTGGAAGCCTGACGCGCAAGCTGCTTTCTTGAAGGCAGACCGTGGCGAACAACTCACGCCAGAGGAAGTGCGAATTCTTACCGCCGAAGCTGAACGGAGGGAATCAGACTTTCATCGTGGCGTAGAGGGGTTTAAGTCTCACGCCCAAAAAGCACGACAGTTTGAACAAGCCATCGCACCGTATCAGCAAACCCTAAATCAATTGGGCGTTGACGCACCGACAGCGATTAGCAAGCTACTGCAAGCCGATCACACTTTGCGATATTCTGATCCTATCCAAAAGGCGCAGTATTTCCAGAATCTTGCCCGTGAATACGGTATTGATTTGGGACAGGTGCAGAACATCCCCCAACAAGACCCACAAACTCAGTATTTGATGCAACAACTTAATGAGTTGCGCCAAACACAGCAAATGTGGCAAAATAGTCTTCAGCAGCAAGAGCAAGCGAAAGCCAATCACGAGTTGACTCAGTTTGCCTCTGCTGACAAAACGCACTTCGAGGCCGTGCGTGGCGATATGGCAGATTTACTGGAAGCCGGTAAAGCCCAATCGCTAGAACAAGCCTACGAAATGGCTATCTGGATGCGTCCTGATGTTAGGCAAACCCTAATCGAACAGCAACGGATTGAGGCACAACGGAATTACGAACAGCAGCAACGGGCACAACGGGCAAAAACTGCCAGTGTGAGCGTCAAAGGCAGTTCACCAAGTTCTGGCGGGTCGCAGCCCCCAAGCGGTGATTTGAGAGCACTTCTTGAATCCCAATTTGCTCAGTAAATTTGAAAGTACTAAATCATGAACTTTGCCAACATCTCAGACATTCTGACGACTACTATTGAAAGTCGTTCCGGCGCACTGGCCGACAACTTGACCAAAAACAACGCTTTGCTCATGAAAATGAAGCAGCGCGGCAACGTCAAGCCCGTATCCGGTGGTTCTACCATCCGTCAAGAAATCGTTTATAACGATGCTTCGACCCAAAACGCTGGCTCATACTCCGGTTACGACACCATCGACATCACCCCCAACAGCCCCATTTCTTCGGCGCAGTTTGACCTGAAGCAGTACGCTGCTGCTGTGTCTATCTCTGGCTTTGAAATGCTGCAAAACAGCGGCAAAGAGCAGATCATCGACCTGCTTGAAGGCCGTATCCAAGTGGCCGAAGGTCAACTGGTGAA